TTATGGGGTTAGGCGAGACTAGTGCTATCCAAGATCCTGACCAACGTGATGCTGCTATTTTAAAATTACAGGCATTAGTTGGCGAGGCATTTCCTGCAGGTGTAGGCGGTGACAATGCTATTCCTAGTTTAAAAGGCATTATTGAAGATCCTATTTTAGAAAAAGAAATTGAATTAGCAGTGGACAAGAGTAAAGATTCTGCGTTTGATGTAAGAGAGTTAGTGTATGCCTGGCTTGAAGAAAATGCCCCAGACGTCCTACAAGAATTAGATTTTGGTGATTTTGATCCAAATGCACAGGCAGCTGAAGAGCCAGTAGCCGCTGAAGAACCAGTGGCTGCTCCAGAAGCAGGCGCAGAAGTTCCTGCTGAAGAACCACAAATGGCCGGGGATAGTCCAGATGAAAGAAATAATAATAACAATTCTCCTCCGTTCGACGGGCCTTACACAGATCCAAAAGACAACAAGGATCAGTTTGGTAATACCATCAAGAACAAGGCACGTCACTTGGCACGTCGGGGTATGAAAAAAGCAATGAATGTACAAGAATTGGCAGAATTTATTCACACATTTTATGACCGTGAATCAGGCACATTTCCTAAAGGTCCAGAAGGCGTTGCTATTATGGTAGGCAAGAAGTTTGGTGAACAGGCAGAACAAGTTGCTCGCAAAATGGTAGAGCGTATGGCTCCACAACAACAAGATCCACAAATTGCAGAATTAGCACGTATTAAACAATTGTCAGGCATGTCTAATAATACTCAGCAAGTAGAAGCTTCTTCGGATAAAACCTCTGCGGTTGTTGCATGGAATAACAAATATAGTAAGTATAAATCAAGTGGCGGAGAAGACTTAGTTTCTGGTTTAATTGATAGCTTATCCGACTCGGGAGGTATTGCTTACGGTTGGGAAGCAAATGAAGTAGCTGAACTAGAACAACACTTTGGAAAATTAGTGGAAGAATGGGATGACGAAGAATACGACTATGTATTTGATAACGAAGATAAACTTTTGCCAATATCATCAGCTATGGTTGACGAATTAACTAATATCCTCGGCGTGGATGCAGTTGGCGAGGAAGAAGCATCAGAAGTTTATAATATTTTACATAACACAAAAGATAGCGCAGACGAATTAGAAAGCATTAGACGATTAGCAGGCATGTAAAGATTGTTCGTAGCAGTTAGAGTTGATTAAGAACTCTATTAGATTGGGCACAGAGGTGCCCTTTCTTTTGGCTAAATTGCTTGTCAACGAATTTGCTAGCTACAGCGTTATATATATGTAGGGGTAGAAATTCCTACTTAACCAAAAGGAAACTTTAAAATGAAATCAGCAATCGCAATCATCGCTACCGTGTTCGCAGTATCAGCATTTGCACAAGCACCTGCTAAGAAAGAAGAAGCCAAGCCAGCAGCCCCAGCTGCTACAGCAAGTGCTCCAGCCAAGGCTGAAGTTAAGAAGGAAGAAAAAAAGCCTGCAAAAAGTGACAGTGCAAAGAAAGACGCACCTAAAGCAGACGCAAAGCCAGCTGCTGCTCCAGCAAAGTAAATTTGATCTAGAAGACAGTGACCTCATAATAGACGATGAGGTCACTTATGGTCGTAATCGACGTAGTCAAGAGTTTGGTAAGATCATTGAAGATGAACTATCGGACTATGTAAAGTTTAGATTATGGCTAGCTAGACAAATAGCAATGGCCAAATATAGAGGAGCCCACGGTTAAGCCCTGGGCTTTTCTTTTGGCAAAACAAAATCAAAAAAATAGCAGATAATCATTGACCTTGCTAAATAAAAAGCGCATAATAATACATGTGCATAAGGCATATAAACATTTTAGGCATAACACAAGGAGGCATTTAAAATGGCATCACTAGCAGAAATCCGTGCGAAACTTCAAGAAGCACAATCAAAGTCCACAGGACAATCCACCGGCGGTGGAGACAACGCAATTTACCCACATTGGAACATGCAAGAAGGCAAGGAAGCGGTCATCCGTTTACTACCCGATGGCAACTCTGCCAATACATTTTTCTGGGTAGAACGTGCAATGATCAAATTGCCGTTTGCAGGCATCAAAGGTGAAACAGACAGTCGTCCAGTTCAGGTGCAAGTTCCTTGCGTTGAAATGTACAATGACGGTACAGTTTGCCCAATACTTACAGAAGTGCGTGGTTGGTTTAAAGATAAATCATTGGAAGAGATGGGTCGTAAGTATTGGAAAAAGCGTTCATACATTTTCCAAGGCTTTGTTGTTGAAGATCCTATCAAGGAAGACAAGCAACCTGAGAATCCAATTCGCAGATTTATCATTGGTCCTCAAATCTATCAAATTATCCGTTCAGCATTAATGGATCCAGAGTTGGAAGAATTGCCAACTGACTACCTCAAGGGCGTAGACTTCCGTATTGCCAAGACATCTAAAGGTGGCTTTGCTGACTACTCTACATCAAAGTGGAGCCGTCGTGAACGTTCTGTAACGGAAGTTGAAGCAGCGGCCATTGAAACTCACGGCCTGTTTAATCTTAGCGACTTCTTGCCCAAGAAGCCCACTGACGTTGAACTCAAGGTCATGAAAGAAATGTTTGAAGCGTCAGTTGACGGTGAAGCATATGACATGGATCGTTGGGGTCAATATTTCAAGCCAGCAGGTATGGGGCAGGCCACAGGAGATCCCCACAAAGCATCTACTCCCCGTGCCGCAGCAGCAAAGCCAGCAGTCGAGGAAGATGCCCCGTTTGATGTAGACGAGCCAGCTGCCAAAGCCAGTGCTCCGGCAGCTCAACCAGCCAGCGATGGTGCAAGTCGTGCGCAAGACATCCTTGCCATGATTCGCAATCGTCAGAAGTAATTAGACTAAACATAGAGTGTGGGGCAACTCACACTCTATTTCTCAACAGGGCAAAAAAATAATGGCAAAAGCATTTGATATTTCTAAATTTAGAAAGTCAATTACTAAATCTATTGACGGTTTAAGTATTGGCTTCAACGACCCAACAGACTGGGTCAGTACAAACAACTACGCATTAAACTATCTTATCAGCGGATACTTTGAACGAGGTATTCCGTTGGGCAAGGTAACTGTGTTTGCTGGCGAAAGTGGTGCAGGTAAATCATTTATCTGTTCAGGCAATCTAGTCAAGAACGCACAAGCACAGGGCATTTATCCTATCTTGATCGATACAGAAAATGCACTTGACGAAAAATGGTTACACGCTCTCGGAGTTGATACAAGTCCAGACAAGTTGTTGAAACTTAACATGGCCATGATTGACGATGTGGCAAAGACCATCACAGAGTTCATTGCAGAATACAAAACAATGGATGAAGTAGATCGTCCTAAGATCTTGTTTATCATAGATTCATTAGGCATGTTGTTGACTCCTACAGACGTTAACCAGTTTCAGGCTGGTGATATGAAAGGTGACATGGGCCGTAAGCCTAAAGCACTAACTGCACTGGTTCGAAACTGTGTCAACATGTTTGGTAGTTACAACATTGGTATGGTATGTACCAATCACACCTACGCTAGTCAAGACATGTTTGATCCGGATGACAAGATTAGTGGTGGACAAGGTTTCATTTATGCAAGCTCTATTGTAGTTGCCATGCGTAAACTAAAGTTAAAACTTGATGCAGACGGCAATAAAACTACAACTGTACAGGGTATTCGTGCAGCTTGTAAGATTATGAAAACACGTTATGCCAAGCCGTTTGAAAGTGTACAGGTTGAGATTCCTTATGAAACAGGTATGAGTCCATATAGTGGATTGGTCGACCTGTTCGAAGCCAAAGGCATGCTCAAGAAAGAAGGCAACAGCCTAGTATACACTACCAAAGACGGAGAAATTATCAAGCAGTTCCGTAAGGCTTGGGAACGTAATGAGAAAGACGGTCTAGACATTGTAATGGCTGACATTTCGAAACACGGAGAAAAATCCACTTCTGAGATAACTACTACAGTTGAATCAGACTTGGAGGTCATTGAATGAAAGACGACTTAATTGCGGATATCTGGACATTGGTTATTGAACACATTCCAGAAAAACATCGCAAAGATCTTGCTGCCGATTTTGTAAACACACTGCTAGACTATGGTATCAAAGAATCAACACTTGAAAGCCTTCTTGGCGTCGATCCTTACCTAGACACTGCAATAGAATATTCAATCGACGGTGAAGAAATTGAGGAAGAGGATGAAGGCAGCGACGAAAATGAGGAATAAATGAATTGGTACGATCGGGTTAGTAAAGATATAAGCAACATTCCAGATGCTGTGGCCTATTATGAAGCTGAGTTAATCGAAGCAAAACAAGATGTCCGCATAGCGGGAAACATCGAGAAGGCAAGTTCGCAAATGCCCGGCATTGTGGAAGAACGCTTTAATCAACTTCAAGAAATTGAAGGTATCCTTGAGTACTTAAACATTGAACTTCGTAGACTTCGTAGTCAACATTTTCGCAAGTATTTAGAAAACTATCAACGAGCTTTATCTTCTAGGGACTGTGAAAAGTTTGTAGAAGGCGAAGCTGACGTTGTGGATTTTGAAAAGATTATCAACGACTTTGCCCTGCTACGCAACAAGTGGTTGGGCATTATTAAAGCACTCGATCAGAAACAATGGCACCTTAGCAATATTGTTAAACTACGAGTATCCGGATTAGAAGACGCATCATTATGATATTACTTAAAAAAGATCAAGTCAAAACTATGACTTCTGATGAAAGAGTAGCTGGGTTACACGCAGCGATTCTTTCAGTGTATGAAAATAAAATAACAGGAGATTTTGTAGAATGTGGGGTGTATCTTGGTGGGAACGTAATTATTGCTAAAAAGTTTTTCGATAGTGTAAATGATTTTACAAGAAATTTTTACGCTTTTGACACATTTGATGGAATGGTCGAGCCGTCACAGCATGACCCAAGTAAAGCACATAGTACATGGAATAATGTGTCCGCTTGTAGAGCTTCGGTAGATGAGGTACAAAAAGAGTTTTTAGTTCATCAAATTTTAGATGATCGTGTAAAATTTATTCAAGGTGACGTTAATCAAACACTCTTAGATACTATAAATATTCCAAGTAAAATTTCTATTTTGCGATTAGATACTGACTGGTACGAATCAACAAAATTAGAATTAGAAGTGCTATATAAAAACTTAGTCCCAGGCGGATTCCTGATCATCGATGATTATGGACACTGGAGTGGTTGCCAAAAAGCCGTGGATGAATTTTTTGGCCTTCATTTTGTAGAAAATAATTTTACAAAATTAGATTACACCGGAATAATGTTTCAGAAACTATAACAACAGATTTATCAAAATTTTATATCAATTTATAAATACGAGGACGCATCATTATGAAAATAGGTATTTTAGGATTAGGCTATGTAGGATCAGCAGTAGCGTGGACACACAGACATCATAACGTTGTTGCTCGTGATCCTAAGCTAGGAGACAAATCTGCCTCTTTAGAAGAAATTAAAACTTGCGATGCAGTTTATGTTTGTGTTCCTACACCAATGCTAGAAGACGGTCATTGCGATGACAGTTTTATGAAATCTGTACTAGCAGAGTTGGTAGACTATAATAAAATCATTATTTGCAAAAGTACAGTGCCGCCTGGTGTTTATGCTTACCTTGAATCAAAATATCCCAACATTGTTCATGCTCCTGAATTCTTAACAGCAGCAAACGCCACTGCTGATTACGAATCAGCAACATGGGTGCTAGTAGGTGGCAAAGCCGAAAATGTAGAACAAGCAATTGAAATAATTTCTACAAGTACTATCGCCGCAACTCACTATCATAAAACCAACATCACAACAGCATCGATGTTTAAGTATTTGGCCAATTCGTTTATGGCTACAAAAGTAACATTTATGAATGAGTTTTATCAGCTGGCACAACACTTCGATGTTAATTGGCAAGATATTAAAGAGATAGCGAAGAATGATTCTAGACTAGGTCATACTCACTGGGATGTTCCCGGACCCGACGGTAAGTTTGGATTTGGTGGGGCATGTTTTCCAAAAGATGTTGCTGCAATTTGTGAACAGGCAATTGATGTTGGAATGAGTTTAGAATTATTAGAACGAGTTGAAACAATTAATAAAAAACAACGAATTTAATATTGCACAGTTCCCCACCTGTCTTTCTTTTTTCCCGAATAATGATCAGCATACTTGCCAAAAGTACGTTTCACTGGATTCCAATCCATATAATTCAATTCATTAATTTCAATAGCATTATCATAAAATAATTTGTTTAGTAATCCTTGCCCCTGCAACACATATTCAAATTCCAAATAGTTTATAATTTGATCCTTAGTTTTTTCTATCACCCATTTTGGTATATGCATCATGCCAGCATTAAAATATCTATCAGTTGGGAGGTCTAATTCTTTGGCTCTTTCAACCACTGATTTTCCCTGGTCTAACACAGCAGAAAATTTGTTTTCACATAGTTCAAATAAATCGGGCGCCGCAGGTTTGATTATATAATCAGAATCCATGTAAACTATGCTGTCGTAATTATGAAAATCATAAATTTTACATTTTTGATAGTCTAGATGTTTTCCTGCTGCGGCCTTATAATCGTAAGGATCAGTAAGTAGGTAATAATCCGCGCCACATCGATGTGCATATTGTTGAGCATGTCTGTTGCTGACCGTATACATGTCTCCGTTGTAGTTGTACTGCATTTTATCTGGATTATTTTTTGAATAATGCGGGACATTGATTTGAAATATTAGTTTTTTCATAATTGGAAATAATTAAGTATATTTATAATGAAATAAATACATGTGGTTAAAAACAAGGAACAAATATGAAATCAATAGTAACGGGAGGCGCAGGCTTTATTGGGTCCCATATCGTAGATCGTCTTGTAGAATTAGGGCATGAGGTAGTTGTTTTAGATACAGAAACATCACAAGTGCATGACTCATTTTACTATAATTCTAACGCCGCATATTACAAATTAGATATAGCTGATTATGAAAATACCAGACCTCTTTACACTGGTGTGAACTATGTATTTCATTGTGCAGCAGAATCTAGAATACAACCTACATTACTCAATCCGTTATTAACAATACGAACAAATACATTAGGCACAGGAACTGTATTACAGTGTTCAAGAGAGGCCGGAATTGATAAAGTAATCTATAGTTCAACATCATCGGGATATGGGTTAAGAAATGAGGCTCCGCTAGATGAAGAAATGCCAGACGATTGTTTGAATCCCTATTCTGTATCAAAAGTATCTGGAGAAAAACTATGTGCTATGTATACAAAATTATTTGGGCTTAAAACAATCACTTTTAGATATTTTAACGTTTATGGTCCGAGAGAACCTTTAAAAGGACCATATGCTCCAGTAGTAGGATTATTTTTAAGGCAGTTTTTTGCTGGACAATCTTTGACCATTGTACCAGACGGAACACAACGAAGAGATTTTACACATGTAGATGATGTAGTTAATGCTAATTTATTAGCTATGACAATTAACGATCATAACTGTTATGGCGAAATATTTAATGTAGGAAGTGGGAGAAATCACTCAGTGTTAGAATTGGCTGCTATGATCTCAACTGACACAAAAATGATCGAGCCAAGAAAAGGCGAAGCTTACATTACGCTTGCAAATACAGCCAAAATTCAAAATGTGTTTGGCTGGCAAGCTACCAAGCACATAGAGGATTATATTAAAGAAAAATTAGCCGGATCTGTGTAAAAATTTATTTTTTAACTTTGTCTCTAACAAAATATAGGAAAACAAAAAGATGAAAATTTTAGAATCTAAATTACAAGAACCAAAATATGATAATGATTTTACTAGAGAGTTAATCAAACACCAAAAATTATTTGAAGAAATTTATCAAGTATGTGGAAATAGTTTTTCAAGAGGAATTGGATCATATCTTTTCAACGGAAAAGAATACAAATATTATATCAACATGTATGACAAACAAAAATTATTATTTGATGCATGCAAAAACGTTGATACTGCATTAGAAATTGGAACTTATATGGGCCATTCGTTATCGTTAATGTTGATGGCTAATCCAAAATTAAACATTACCTGCATTGATATAGATTCTACATATTCGGCCCCTGCAACCTCTTTTTTACAAACTTATTTTCCAGAATCAAAAATTAATTTTATCTGCGGTAATAGCACCGACGTGTTACCTACTATAAGAACTAATTTTGATTTTTTTCATATTGACGGCAAACATCATAACAAAATAATAACCGAAGAATTTTTCATGTGTAAAAATTTGAATAAAGAGAGTGAAATGAAAGTTATATTTGATGATTCAACAGATTGCCAACCATTACTTTCACATCTTAGAGAAAATTATCCTGTATTAGAAGATAATACGCCTGGTTGCGAATGGACAAATACCTACATGAGAATAAAAATTTAAATGGCAAAATTCATTACAGACGAAACTAAACCACATCTTGGCGGCAATACTTTAACTAAAGATAAAAATACCTGGGCCCCATCGGCCTGGAAATATGTTATTGAAAAATATAAAATTAAAAGAGTTACAGATTTAGGTTCGGGGGAAGGATATACTTCAGAGTGGTTTCGATTACAAGGATTAGAAGTTACATCTGTTGAGGGGTTGGAGACAAATGTACAGAATGCCGTTGTTCCTACAATTTTGCACGATTTAACCACTGGTTCTTTTTTAGAGACTACAGATTTAGTAATTTGTATAGAAGTGGTCGAACATATAGAAGAAAAATTTTTAGAATATCTATTAGAATCGATGTGCCAGGGAAAATATCTCTTTATGACCCATGCTATTCCGGGACAACCTGGATACCATCATGTTAATTGTCGAGATAGTTCTTATTGGATCGATCATTTAGCTAGAAAAAAATATAAATTGCTTAGTGAAGATTCGTACACTATTAGAGAATTAGCCGATAGAGACAAAGCCCGTCATATTTCTAGAAACGGAATGTTATTTGTTAAAGAATAAGGTTATGCCAATAGGAAGGATACTTTTTAATAATATCTAATACTATGGCCGGATATGTTGTTTTGACTATTTGACTAGAACACTTATGGTTAATTGCAGTCTTTGTATCAACATTTTTGAACGCAGTTAGTATATCGATCGGATTTCTTCCTCGATGTTCGATTAAACTATCAACTTTATCTTTTATAATTTCATCGCTATGAATCCAAGACCAGTGCCATCCTGCAAACTCGTCAATCGATACACAATGGTCTCTATATTTGCGTTTTACAATTTCCGTTCGACCTTTATACAAGTCGTGAGGTGTATCAAACATTTTCTTTTTAGCTACCACACTGCCTTTCCAATTTCTATCTGCTTGTTGATCAAATTTGTAAAAAAACATTTCAAATGCGCATGAAACTGGTTTATCTTCTAGAATTAAAATATCTACAATTTTATCCCATTTAACGGGATTGATTATCTCATCCAGATCTCCGTGTATGACGATATCCTCTGGGTTTAATTTGTCTAAAGAACTTTTAAATCCTCTTCTCATTCCTGTTTCATAATAACTAGCGTGGAGATGATTAGGTTCAAGTTCAAGACTCACTACTTCAAAACGATCTCTATATTTTTCTTTATATTTTTGTATATTTTGTTGCAGATGAAATTCTTTTTTAATCCCGCTAAGGGTCCTATCTGCTTCTAATACAATCCATTTATCCACGTAGTTTTTTGAAATTTCTAAATGTATATCCAACATGTCAAATTCATTATTAAACAAAAAAGTATCTACAATCATTAGACGGGTTCCTTCATAAAATTATTTACCAATAATAGTAGCAGATAAATATTAACATGAAAACAATAGTAATTGCAACGGGCGGATTTGACCCCATTCATTCGGGTCATATTAACTATGTCAAAGAGGCTAAAAATTTAGGCGATATTTTAATTGTTGGAGTAAACTCAGATGCTTGGTTGCGCCGTAAAAAAGGACAAGAGTTTATGCCTTGGGAAGAACGAGCAACTATAGTTGCCGCACTTCACTATGTTGATAGAGTTATTAACTTTGACGACGCAGACGGTAGCGCAAAAGACGCTATTAGAAAAGTAAGAGCAATATATCCAACAGCACAAATAATTTTTGCCAACGGCGGTGACAGAACTAAAACCAATATTCCAGAAATGGATGTGCTAGACGAAATGTTGCATTTAGAATTTGTGTTTGGTGTAGGTGGAGAACACAAAATGAATTCTAGTTCTTGGATATTGCAAGAATGGAAAGCGCCTAAGACTGAACGACAGTGGGGCTACTATCGTGTGCTACATGAAGTACCCGGTATGAAAGTTAAAGAACTTACAGTTGAACCTGGAAAGAGTCTAAGTATGCAACGCCATCAACTACGTGCAGAATATTGGATGGTCAGCGAAGGTGAGTGTGTAGTTAATAGTATGATGCCTAACGGTTATCGATTGCTACCTGCAGAATTAATTAAGCACCAAGAATATAAAATACCGGTTGCCGAGTGGCATCAATTAACAAACCCGTATGATGTACCTTGCAAGATTGTCGAAATACAATACGGACAAAGTTGTGTTGAAGAGGACATAGAAAGAATATGAACAATTGGATATTTCTAAGTAAAGAAGGCAACGACGAATATATCAATGCCTTGGCTATAGGTAGTGGCGGTAGAGTCATCAATTCCGATGATTTTAATTATAACGATAGTGAAGATCCTATTGTTCTACGTGGAATCCTAAAACACAAGATCATGAAGCGATGTTGGTTTGCAGGTAGAGATTTTTATTTCATGGACACTGGTTACATGGGCAATCAACAAAGTCCGCTCAATCCCATGGGTTGGAAATACTATCACAGAATTGTTAAAAATGATCTACAACACGATCAAATTATTGCGCGACCTGCGACTAGATTTAAACGCTTGTGTATACCTATTCATCGTTGGAAGAAGGGCGGCAAGAAAATACTCATTGCCAAACCTGACGAAAAACCCATGAAGTTTTACGATTTAGACTTGGATCAATGGTTGCAGGAAACCATTGATACTGTGAAAAAATACACCGATCGTCCCATCGAAGTTAGAGAGCGTGTAAAAAGTCGCACTGATAGGATGGTCACTAACTCGCTCAAAGAAGCATTAGACGATGATGTACATGCATTGATCACATTTAATTCAAATGCTGCTACTGAAGCTGTACTGTATGGCTATCCTGCTTTTACGTTGGCACCTACGCATGCGGCCAAACCAGTTACAGGTCAAGATTTAAGTCAAATAGAATCCCCGTATTATCCCACAATGGACAAAGTTGAAGCATGGGCACATCATTTGGCCTATGGTCAATTTCACGTGAACGAACTCAAAGATGGCACTGCATGGAGAATATTAAATGAGAACTGAAATTTTGCCAGTGTATGTGGGATACGATCCCCGAGAAGATATTGCCTATCGAGTGTGTGAACATTCTATCTATAAAAACACTCCCGGAGCAGAAGTCAAACCTATCAAACAAGATCAACTGAGAAGAGATGGCATCTACACTAGGGATGTTGACAATCTCAGTTCAACTGAATTTACCTTTACACGATTTTTAGTTCCCGAATTGACCAACAATCAAGGATGGGCGTTGTTTTGTGATTGTGACATTGTGTGGGATATTGACCTTATTGAACTGTTTGAATTAGCCGACGAAAGCAAAGCTGTGATGGTAGTCAAACATGAGCACCGACCAACTTCCATCACAAAAATGGATGGCAAACAACAGTCACAGTATCCAAGAAAAAATTGGTCCAGTGTGATACTATGGAATTGTTCACATCCCAGCAACAGAAAATTAACATTGGCAGATGTAAACAACAAAGACCCTGCATATTTGCACAGATTTCAATGGTTGCAAGATCATGAAATTGGAGAACTGCCAGCAAGATATAATTTTCTTGTTGGGTGGAATCAAATTTCCAACACTGGCAAACCTGCAGCCTATCATTGGACCGAAGGTGGTCCTTGGTTTGACAACTATCGACAATGCAATCATGCTGATGTATGGTTTAACTATTTGATCAGCTATGCCACAGAAGCCGGTAAAAATTATACCCAATCACAATCAGCTATCACTTGGGTTACTTCTTTGTCAAGAGAATACTACAATTATGCAGCCAATTTAACACTGCCATCATGGCACAAATTGCCAGGAGATGTGATTTTTGTTTGGGATGACAAATCTGTAGATCTCGGATTTGGCAAAGTCTATAGTTTTTGGAAAGATGTGGCAAGTCCGGAAGATCCTTGGATGAAAGAAGGAATGGGTGGTGCTAAAGCTGATAGATTTTGGAAAAAGAGTCGCACACAGGTATGGGCCACACGTAAATTTAAAGGCCTTGTTGTTTGGATTGATGCTGACATTATGGTCGAGCAAGAAATATCAAAAACTCGTGCTATTGACATGTTGCATCCCGGCACCAATCTGTGGGCCAGTTTAGATGCTGGCAGTGATTGGCCACACGTAGATGACTGTCCTATAGATACTGGTATTGTGGCCTTTGACACCAAACACTCAGATTTTGTTAACTTTATTCGAGACTATTCTATGACCTGGTACAATGGCGACATTTACAAATTGCCACAAGCCTATGATCACCATGCAGCTAATCATGTAAAGAAAAAATGGCCTATGAAGTCCTACTGCCCACACTATAAAAATTGGGCTGTGATGCCAGAAGCACACATCAGCAGACTGGCCATGGAAAACAGCACACTAAAAGATCATTTCACACATTATCTTGGTATAGATAGAAAAGAACTGTTAAACAACAACAGTATCAAGAAAGAAAAGAAAGACAAAGGCACAACGTGAAATTTGTTTCCTATCTGGCCTGTTTACCGCCTAACAACAAAAATGTAGAGAAAGGCGAGATCCTTGATCGATACGCTATGGGAGTGGCCTACATGGGTGATCAAGTTATTGCCCATACTCAACGAACATTGGTAGACGCAGACGTGGCCATGATGATAGGTTGGGTACATGAAAATTCCAAAGAAAGTTCTCATTTGGATTTTCGCAGGCAGATTATCGATTATCAAAGAGCCAAAGGCAAGCGAGTACTGCTTGCAGACAGCAATTTATTTCTTTATAAAAACACAGCCAATCCCTTGCACTACTTGAGATACAGCTATGATGGAATATTTCCCAATACCGGTAATTATTGTGACAAAGAAATTGATCCTGCTCGCTGGAAAAAATTATCTGCAGATCTAGGCATCGGTCTTAGAGATTATAGATCAAATGGCAATCATATTCTACTATGTCTCCAAAGAAATGGCGGGTGGAGCATGGGCGGCTACGATGTCATTGACTGGACAGCAAAAACAATCAAAGAACTACGCAAACATTCTACA